CCTGCAGGAGTGAGGTCGATTTGTACTGTATCGCCCATGCTGCTGGTGCCGGAAGTGCTGTTCCTGATGAGCTGACTGGTGGCAAGGTTTGCCGCGGCGATTCGCACCCGGCGAGTACCAGCAGCAATATCAGCCCGCAACTTCTCATTCTTAGCCAGTTCATCTGCCATTTCCTTCGTGTGTTTCGCATCCAGCGCCTGAAATGCTATCAGGGCCGCTTCGGTGCGCTTCTTCTCGTTGGTCAGGTCAATCACGGCCTGATCGCTTTGTTTCTTCAGTTCTGCGGTGTGGGCTTCATTACGTTTGGAAACATCAGCGTCCCAGCGCAACCCTTCTACCCACCATGCCAGTGCCGCCACCAAGACAATGGCGACAGCAGTTTTCCAGTAAGCCTTTAGCAGAGTAGTAAACAGAGATGTTTCCACTGGGTGATCCTCAGATGCCTAATGCCTTTTTAGCGACAATGTAACGTGCCTGACGATCATCCAGTCCGTTAACACCGCCGTTAATCCGTTTGGTCAGCCCCACAAAGTCGCCTGAGTCAGCAAAGCTGTTGCAGTTGTTGACCTTCCAGAACCAGCCTGCAGACCGCGCCGCATATTCATCTTTCAATAGCAGGTCAGGATCGGTAATCAGGTCAATACCCATCGCGCGGCCGCAGGCCAGATAGTTATCGAGGAACGTGATTTGTTTCAGACCACGCCCACGGAATTTATAGCCATCACCAGCCGCTTTATTGCCGTACCGGCCACCATAGGCAAGATTGGCAATGGCGCGCTGGCGCTCAACAGGCAGTGGACCTTCACCATTCCGGCGCCCGAGCTGTTCACGCTGTGATGCAGTGAGACGGGTAAACGCCGAAAGTCCGGCTATCGAATAGTTGAAGGACTCGACCAGCGTTTTGAATCCACCTGACTCATGCCCTACCTGCGCAATGAACGCCGCCTGACGGGCTGGGGTGGAAATGTCGAACTCAGCCATTGTTGACACCAGGTGCGGATACCAGCGCGCGGCTAAGTCGGCGCTTAATGAAGCCGCCCGGGTAAATTGGTCTTTTGTCATTGTGGAAGTCTCAAGACTTTAATGATTTTCGCCACATTGCCGCGTACGACGAATATCGCTATGCAGATAACGACGTTCAGTAAGAAGATGGCTAAGCGAGTTCCGCCGTAATGATCAAACGCCCAACTTAACGGGACATGCCCGTAAATCAGGATCATCAGGTAGGCCAGCCATGAGGCCCAGCGGCGATGTGTGGCCCCATTCTTTCGAAAGAAACTCAGCCGGATAACCACCAGCGTACACACCACCACGTTCAGGATTACCAGCGGGTCATTTATTACCACTTTGCCCCCTCCACCGATCAATCAGTGATGTTGGGTTCTTTGCCCGGTTGCTGGCGAACGTAAGCAGCTGCACCGCCAGTGCGGAGATGATCACCGCGCCCAAGGCATCCAATGGTTTATCAGGGTAACTGAGCCAAGCCGCCAACTTAGCGCCAGCAACACCGGCACCGAGCAAGCCACACATGAATGAAACGCCAAAATATGAAATGCGGCGCCACGCTGACAGGTCAACGGCTGACGTAACGTAGAAAACAGCGCCAGCAAAGGCACCGAAAACCACGCCGTAATCCAGACCGGTGAACCAGCCAAACAGACCGACCGTTGCAAGCGCCGTTGAAGCCGCTGAAGCTGAAACCGGCTCAGACATTGATAAACCCCTTATCGCTGTTGGTGTCCTCACAACCGAATTGAGGGCATAAAAAAGGGCCGCCCGGAGGCAGCCCATTGGAATAATTGATTTCTCTAACTAATAATACCGAACAGCTTTGCCCACTCTTCAATCTGGGACCGATATATGAATTGAACAGACTGCAGGGAGTAACCGCCCTCACCTTCTACAATTTGTGCAAGGCAAGGGAATTCTTTGGGTGCCTGACGTAAAATTTCTCTTTCAAGCTCGTCAGGTTCGAAAACCGAAGGAAACTCCTCATCCAAATGAAGGTAGCCTTTTACTATCCATTCTCTGTATTCAAATTCGTTAGCTAGTAGCTTCATACCGATGGTCTCATGTGATGTTTTACATAAGATAGCAGGCATCCAGCAAACGAACGATGGTGATGGCTATTTTTTACTTCCCCACGAGATTTACTAAAGCAAGATTCAAGCGTACATTTTCATTTGCAGATATATCAAGAGTTCTCCTAAAGGAAAACCTTGCTTTATTCTATTGAATTCAAATCATTTTAAAGAGGATGATTCAATGCATATTGAGACTGTTCTGGAGAAGTTTAGCTGCACCATTTGCCGATGCGAATTTCTCATCTATCCAAATGACTTTAATCTGGAAGCTAACTTCGCTGACGTTAGTTGTGCATCATGCGGCCGTGAAGTCACCAAAAGCGAACTTGTCGAGCTATTGCAAACTGGTGATTCTAAACAGCCTAAGAAACTCATTACTACTATGTTGAAGTAGTATCACCCAAATTATTGCTTTAGGTGTCCTCCCAACCGAATTGGGGGTATAAAAAAGGCCGCCAATCGGCCGTTTCTAGAAAGTGTTTTATAGTGACGGCACTACTCAATAAGGACATGTATATGAAAAATAAAATCTTCGTTGTCTTAATGTTCACCGGCATGCTCACCAGCTTTTCAGGACTTGCGGAACTCTTGCAGTGCAGTATCAACGTCGGCAATCTCTCCGATTGCCAGCCATATCCATCAACGAAAAATGCCCCTCTACTCAGAAGCGATGGAAAGGTTTCTTTATGCGAGATTAATAGCGGAGAGGTTGGCTCATGCTCATCAAATTATGACGGTGAAATAGTCATCAAGAGAGATAGTGGTTACTCTGAATGCAATGTTGTGTATGGCGAACTGAAAGGCTGCACTCCTCCTGTTTATTCTGGCTCAGCGATTATTGATACTAGCCAGGAATAAGGGTAAAGCTTTTCGGTAAGGGCATTAACCCCTTTGACTGGCCGGAAATGTTCCAGCTTACAAAGCCGATGCTCTTACCTGATGTGCAGAAACGAAAAAGCCCCGAATATGCGAGGCCAAAATTCTTACCACTTTTCGCAGTGGCCGCGCTCATGCCATTGAGTCGTATGTCGCTCCGCGCCGCTAATAACCAGTGCGCGTATGGCTGGCGCGCTGCTTGACCGGTGTGCCTTCTTCTTTAATAACCCTAACCAGCGCATATTGCAGTTCGGACCTGCATCTGGCTCCCTGTAGAACTCGGGGCAGCATCACTGTGCTGCATTGGCTGACGCCTGCGGTCTATCCGTTTACTGGTGCATTTTTCTACCCTACAGAAACGACAAAACCCCGCCGTAGCGAGGTTTTTGGAATGTTTTTTTGCTACTTAATTTTCAGGAGCATGCCAGATCATAGTACTACCATTATGGTTTTCTATGATTTTTACAGCAGAGCTACTACCAAATGTATGCATATAACTATGATGAATCGTTAAAACAAGATCTTGAAGCTTTTGGTCATCTTCAAGAGCAACGATTTTAAGGCCAATTTCCCGCGCTTTATCCATATGAATATGCCGCGCGTGGGCATAAGTCGTGGAATGATCGTTAAGTCTTCCGCAAATTGCGGCTGCTTTTGCAGGGCCATCTGCTTCATCCTTAAACATTCCTGAGATGAGCCATTCAGAGACAATTTCGCTTGCCCATTTTATTGCTTTTTCACACTCACCAATGAAGGTTGGGTGAAGTTTTTGCAAGTTGAACTGCCAAAATGCAACAGTTCTTGGGTCATCAATCATCTCTTTTTTGGCCTTCTCAACTTCCTCGAGAATACCATGGGCAGGAATACCCCCCATCTGAGGATCAAACGGTCCGATATTCGACTGTTTGCCCATGTAAATCTCTTTGGAACAACAGGCAAGCATGGTTCCTGCCGACATAGCGATCATCGGAACAAATGCTCGTATGTTCGTGCCAAATTTAGCTCTTAGATATTGACCCAATGATTCTAGCGCGGCGATATCGCCACCAGGAGTATGAATCAGTAAATCAAGGCCTTTGTCTGGATCCATCCCATTAATTGCAGACATGAATCCGTTCTTATCATCATCGGTCATTGATACTAGATGACTGATTGCCATGGTATTTTTTTGTAAAAAACCAGAGTAGTAAGCAATTACATTTCGTCCGGTGTGCTTCGCCATTCGAGCAATATATTTTTTTCTTACCACATCTAACGGACTGCTGCGTTGGCCGAGAATGGTCATCTCACCCAGAACTTGATTCCAATTTGGCATATTTTATTATTTTAGTATGAGTACATCACATAATTATTTGAATTTTCTGTCTTGTTACCGTTGTTGCCAGTTCCAGTCGAATAATTCACACCCGTATGTTCTACCAGGATCGGCTTTGAGCTGATCACTCGACGAGCAAACTCATAGGCTGACTCGTTAGGGCTATATTCTGCGGGCTTTATACCAAATTGTGCGTAAAGTTCGGCTGCTTTCATTTTTGCATCCTTATGTGTATCCACATCTTGTGGTAGCGGTCATCAAAAACACTAAATGTAGTATTTGCATCACTGCAGATACGAAAAAACCTCCATTTGGAGGTTAGGCTTGCTTTATTTATAAACTAAATATAGGGCCTAACGGGACAAAGTGGCAATGTTTTTTGACCGAAATTCGATGTTTTTGAGCACTTTTGGGCACAATTCTTAAAAACACTGTGCTTATACACATGAGTATATTTTGTGAAACAAAAAGGTGAATGAAAAGCAGTTCTTACAAGGGTTGCACAACAGAAGCCGAGTTAATCGGCTGCTGTCTTAAATTTTATAAGCTTTGTGACTACGTGACCACTCTTAACAGGTTACAAGAGTTTTTGCGTAGCGCACTAGAACTATTTTAAGCGACTTTCGCCACTCTAATTTTCTGGGTGTAGGCGTCCATTTCCAGCACCGCGCCGGTCATCGCCAGACAACCATCCACGAATCCTTCCGCAACCTGCAACTGCTGGCGGATCAGGCCTTCACTCACCTTATACATTTTAGCTATTTTCCGTTTTGACAGACCAAAGCGATAATGCAGCATGATGAGTGTTACCTCTTCCGGTTTACGGACGGCAGCCAGACGACCTACTGCAGCATCTACAATCAGGCCATCATCATCACAGCAGGATTCGACCTTGTTGGATTCAGTCGGCAGCAGGCCTTTAAAGCCCGCCGCAATCGGTGACCAGTCCACGCCTGAATTATCTTTCGCCCACACGCCGTAACGGGCCAGCACCAGTTGAATATCACGCATTATTCTCTCCACACTTATTTTGCTTTGCCGGTTGCGATAACACCCATCGCCAGCGCGCGGTCTAATGTCTTCAGAACCAGAAATTCCTGTGTGCCGTGTTCTTCTTCCCAAGCCGGGGTATCCGCATGAAGTGAGTCGTGACACCGTCTGCACAGCGGGATCACGAACAGGTCATGCGCTTTTGTTGCCATACCGCCAAAACCATTGCCGGTGATGTGGTGCGGATCATCAGACCCATTCCCACAGCCGCAACATGGCTGGCGCTTTACCCACTGGGTGTATTTCGTGTTTTCGTACCGGCGGCGCTTCGGGCGCAGCATGAAGGATTCAGGGGTTTCCGGATCAACGGCCAGCGCCAGCACCGGTTTGATGTTGCTCGCCAGCACTTCACGTGGTTCGCGTTCGCTGGGGGTGATATCGGATTCCTTCAGCTGTTCGCCCGGCGGCCGGTATCTCATCCCCAGCGCCTCGCAGATAATTTCCTCCGGCAGATGGGAGGCAAGACCGTTGCTGATTGCCCACCAGCAAAGCTCCGGCAAAGTCAGTTGGTGTCCGGCAGATAACCGGGAGCGTGCACGGATCATCTCAGACACAAATTCAGTGGCATTTGCCCGGGCCGCTGCATCAAGTTTCACGGATCCTTTCCCGTGATATTCGTTGTCATGTGACCAGCACAGGGACACCACGCCACGCCCACGGCGAGATTGAACTAGTTCGTGATGATGGTACTGGCCGCCAAAGTCGGTGCATTGGCAGCCGCGATTGCGCTTAACCCACAACGTGAGGGCATCCCACCCGCCAACCAGATTGATAATCGGCTCTGAGGTCAGAAATATTGCAAGGCGCGGATCACGCGATAACGGCTGAGCCTCTATCGGTACCAGTCCGTCTGCCGCGCCCCGCAGGTCATCAGGTTCATCGGTGATCAGCAGGCGTTTCCCGCTGAAATGCTGCAGCAGGTCGCCCGGTGGCCGTAACAGCACGATCCCCAATTCTCGCTGAGGATACGGTTTTAACAATGCTCTCACGCGTGGGCCTCCTGTTTCTGTCGCAGATAACCAGCCCACATCCCGGCAACCCATTCAACGCCCTTTGCCGTGAATCTGGCCTGGCGAAACGCATGCTGATTCTGCTGGCTGGTACCGGTTTTCACCTCAAACCGACCTGCCTCTAAATGATTGGCCTTTGGCGTCAACTGGCCTTCAAGCCGGTAAACAATGTCTTTCTCGAGCAGGAACATCCGGAATTCCGGTTCTTTCGCATGCAGCAATTTGCAGACCGCGCGGAATCCCATAGAGCCCTTAGCCATCACGTACTGATCAACGAATTCCACTTTTGGGGCCGCCAGCGCCAGCTGAGATTCCAGTACCTGTTTTTCTTCGGCCAGATCAGCAGCCAGTCGCAACGCTTCCGGCAATGACTGGGGTAACTGGCTTTTCGATTCCAGTTCCTGCCAGCGATCCACTACCACGGCGGTGAACTCAGGCGACAGGCGGGCAACCAGGACCAGCGAATCACGTTTATTGAACCAGTACTCCTGATACTCCTGACCGTTTTGTTCATGGAAATAGGGGGTGTGCGCCAACGGCGCGCTTAAAATTCCACCAACTGCGAGCCGTTCAGCTGACCGTTTCACGTCGCTATGCTTACTTTGCACCAGCTCAGCAATCTCACGGCTCGACATCGTTACCACTTTTCCTGACAGCAAACTGTTCGACATAATCACTCCACACGTTAAACCGGCTGCACACCGGTGGTTTTGAAATCAGTAATCGTTATTTGCGCCTTTCCGCCCTTCGTTACCTCTCCCCATTCAACTGTCATGCGTTTGACCTGGCTGTCGTCCTTCCAGATCCCAGCGTGGGTCAGGCCATCAAACAGCGCCTTCTGGAAATTATCTAAATCCCGCTTCGCCCTGTTCGGTGGGTAGAGAACCAGATGTACATCCAGTTCGGTGAGTAGTGCCGTCGGGCGACTGCGCAACTGCTGATAAATTGACGCCAGCGCATTTGAACGGAAGATCCGCCCGCGCGCGCTGATGAGCACACCCTTTTTAGTTGAGCGCCAGTAACCGTTGACGCTCGTCGGGAATGGCAGGATCAATTGCATGCAACCTCCCCCGCCTTCATCAGGCTATTCAGCACAGCGTCAGCATGTTCCCGCGCAGCGGTATAATCAGTGGGATGCAGCTCCCCTTCTGGGGAAACCGCCGTCAGCCAGCCTTTGTAAGCAGCGAGCCAGATTTTCTGGAATTCGTTCACGCAGCCACCTCTTGCAGGTAATCAGCGCCAGCAGTGATCAGCGCGTCACGCGAAACCGTGGTGAACTGGCTGCGCGGTTTGATGAATGGGCGCCAGATGACCAGCATGCTGCCCTTACTGTTGCCGTTCTTGCCTGGCTTGCCGGTACCGGCATTGATGAAGGACAAGCGACCATCAGTGATAAAGCGGATTTCGTCGGCGGTAGTCAGCGCCAGCGAGAACCAACCGGTTGAGGTGTCGGCGGGCAAAAGCATCACCACCGGCTGGTGCTGGGCGCGGCATTGCTCGGCTGCCTTTTCAATCCAAGGGGTGATCGCGCTGTATGGTGGGTTACACCAGATAGCGCCGTAACTTTCCCACTCAGTGGCCAGCGCATCATCGCCTTCTGTCAGGTACCGGGCACACAGCGCGTTCTGGTAGTCGGCGGCGGCGTCCAAATAGAAGCCAAACTCCAGATCCAGCGCCGTGAAGACTTCAACCGGCGTCTGCCAGCGGTCTTTGTGCTCGATCGGTGTGGTGCTTGCGAATTCAGAAGTCATGCTGCTTTCACTCCCTGCTGGCGCTGGGCGCAGTCTTTCCAAATCTTGGCCCACGTCGTAATGGCGAAATCACTGCGCATGCTGCGGACGCTGGCTTTGCTGGCCTCTATGCACACCATTTTTTCCAGCGCACTCGGTGCCTTGGTTGCCGCTACGCCGCTGATGAACCTGCGGTAGGCCGCGTCTCGCTCTGCGGTATCAACTGCAACGTCACTGCCAGAAGTCCACTTTCCGTTCACACAGCCCGGACGGCCACTCTTCGCCCATTTGGTCGCGCTGAGCAGGTAGCCTTCAAATTTGGCTGGTTGGAATAGAGTTGCCGGGCGCAGATATTCAGCCATTTTTGGAGAGTCGCCCCAGTGAACCTGCTTGTATTCGATAACCAGTTGCAGTTCTTCCAGGGTGTGGCCTTCACGGAGACGGGCACGTATGTTTTCCAGTGAGCTATTAGCGGGCTGATAGCGTGAACCGGTGATTTGGTTCAGGTGTTTCAGTGCCTGTTTGGCTTGATCAGTAATTTCAACTTCGGCGTCGGTCTGCGCAGCAGGCTGACAAGAGGTTTTATTATCTGATGGATCTTGTTTTGAATTTACTAACGGATCCCCCCCAGATTCTGGCGGGTGAAAACCGGTATTCGTGTTCGATTTTGATGCGTCGGATTTTGACCGGTCAGAATTTGATGCGTCAGATTTTGATGTGTCAGAATCTGACGATTCAGCAGCAGCACGAAGCTTGGCAATATTCAGCTGGTACATGTTCGACGTGTTGCGGTTTCCCTTACGGCGCTGAGTGCTGGTGATCCAGCCATCAGCCTCAAGCTTGCCCAGAGTAGTGCGCACAGTGCTTTCACCAGCACCCAACTGGCGGGCAATGGTGGTAATTGACGGCCAGCACAGGCCTTCGTCAGAACTGAAGTCAGCGAGGCGCGCCATAATGGCCACCGCCGATATTTTCAAACCGGCAGCAGCGCAACCATCCCAGACGTATGCGGATAACTTAACGCTCATAAGACCCTCTTAAATTTTCGCCGGAATTGTTCAGTAGGCTGGGCGCACTCATGCGGGTAACCTGCGCGCATGAAGATGACGCGATCCCCTGCTCTGTCGAACCCCACGACGTGTACCACAACGCCCCGCCAATCTTTGTAGTGCCTGTCCAGCGTTTGGATTTCTTCAGACATGCAGTCACCTTCCGGCTTCTCACCCTGACGTAACCTACCCACCAACGGACGATCTGGTAGTTGCACGGTACCCAGTGGCCCGATACCATCACTTCGTACGACAAAGCTTGTTTGTTGCCGCCAGTCGCTTTGCAGCGCATTTGCGGGACGCCAGCTTTTATGAGTAAACTGTTCATGCGTTAATTACTCCACACACGTTTTTAATGCGCCGACGCCTCGGGACTGCACTCCTGAGGCGTCAACCCTTTC